TCTGATTTTTGCTTACGGGCAAAAGGTGATAGCATGATCCGGGCCAGAATTTATGATGGTGATATTGTATTTATCCGAAAACAAAGCATGGTTGACAATGGTGAAATTGCCGCCGTGGTCATTGATGATGAAGCAACTCTGAAGCGGGTCAACTACTATCCAGAAAAAAACTTACTAATCTTGAAGGCTGAAAATCCTGATTATGAAGATCTGGTCTATACCGGGGAACAACTGGATCATATAATTATTCTGGGGAAGGCAGTTGCTTTCCAAAGTGATGTTAGATAAAGGAGATAAATATGAAAAAGAAAATTGGTTTAGTTGTGGCAATTATTTTTATAGGGGCTTTAGCTTTTGGTATTTCAAGGGTAGTTCAAAACCCTGAACAATATCAAAAAACTGATCCAAACATCGAAGCTATTATGAATTCCTGTGAAGTTACTGAAGCACAGGCCGAAACCATTTGGGGTATCCTTCAGGAATGTGGTGTTGGCAGTATTGAAATTATTTCCCGTGACACTATGCTTGATGGACTTTATAACACGGATGATATTGGATATAGGATTAGAACAGAAGATGGGAATAATCCTGTACTTTATCTAAATGGCGCTGGGGAAGTTTCACAAATACGATGGGCAAATCAAACACTTTATCCGAAGTCCTAAATTAGAACAGATAGAACACATCTTTTTCCCATTCTCTTTTAATGTTACTTTCTTATATTTTTTTTTACTTTTTAAGTTTAAGTAATATAACATCTGTTCTATCTGTTCTACTTTACCTAAACGCCAGCATTTACAATAGTTTTCACCGGAACAGATCAAGCCTTTACATCTGTCCCATATCTGTTCCAACCCCAACCCCTGAAGGATTTTGGTGGGGTCGTTTTCTTGAAAGTTAATTTTCAAATAGTGGTTTGTACCAAAATGTAGTACAAACCACTTTATTCTGTTGAAGCATTAACAACGGTCAAATTCATACTTGCCATTCAGAAACTCCAATGATTCTGCCACAGTTTCGTTAGTCTGACTGTCCATTAAATGCGGGGAATTGCAACAGCCGCAAGCCCAAATATAAAGCCCATACTTTTTCTCTAATGCTTCTAATTCAGCAACAAATTCATCAATTCTATCCATTATTTGAACTCCTTCCCGGTCTTTTTGTCCTTCAGTTCAACCCGGTTCAGAAGTTCAAACCCGGCCAAACGGATAATGTACTTCAGAACAAAGATCAGAGTGTTCAGGCGCTTTTGCTGTTCATCTTCTTCCCGAATGATAGGCTTCAGTCCTTCATAAGCCGTAGGGTCAGCATACCCTTCTTTATTCTGCCAAGGTTTAGTTCCCACGATCCTTCAACCTCCCATCTGAAACAATAGTGATACCGGTTTCTTCCTTCAGGGTTTTGTGAATATCTTCAAGGGACACATAACCTTTTTCAAAGCTATCATACAGTTCAAGAACAGCATCCGTGAACCGTTCACACCGAACCGGGCCAAAGCCGAATTTGTCATGAAGCACCATCACCGGCAACCCCAGCATCAGAAGAAAAGCCTTGTCCGCCGCTTCTTTGGAAGCATCCTGTTTGATCTTCTGAACATCAGCGGCTTTGATATTCACCACGGGTTCCTTCTTTACCGGAATACCCGCTTTCTTGGCTCTCCGCCGTTCAGCCCTGTTCATGCGGTTCCTCCATTCTGGTTGGTATGTCCTGAAGTTCAGGGTGTTTGATTTCCATATACAGGGCGAATAAGCAATTCCAGCAAGCCGCTCGAAGGTGGGGTTCATCCTTCATGCCCATCATGTACTTGGCAAGGTGACGGAAGGCTGAATCAATCAGGCTGTGAATGGGAATGCCTTTTTCACAGTTGCGTTCCCCGTACTTCAGCGCCCCTTCTTCACAATGCTTGGAAACTTCCACAAGGGCTTCCCACGGTAATAAATCCATGCGGCCTTTGCCGGTGTGCATATCCCGAATCGCCCCAGTATCAAACTGGGTGCGCTCTCCACTGTCTTTAATCATGCCATCCAGTCAACCTTTCTAATTCTTCTAACAGGTCCCACACTATTTCCCTTGCTTCATGGGTGCCATCGTTTTTAGAAATCGCCTTGTTAAGCTGATCTTCAAGAAACCCCCGATCCAGCGGGTGGCAATTCTCCAAGGAATCTGAAAGTCTTTTTATTTCCTCGTGTAGAACGGCACACCGATTTTCCAGCCGCTCAATGACTTCCCGAAGAATCGGCTTCTGGTATTTAGCGATTTCTTCAACCTTCCGCTTCAGTTCAGTGTTTTCACCATATTCAATGGCGGAATCCATATCAAGCCCATGTTTTGAACAAAAGGTTTCTGCATTGAATAAGTTGATAAACACTCGCCGCCCCACTTTGGCATAGGGGATATTTTTCTTCTTGAATCTGGAATATTGATGGTTCATGCTTCACCATCCTTTCAGTTGAACCACTTAATCACCGGATCACCGGTAAACCCTTTTTCCCATACATACCACGCATAGGCAATGGCGCCTTCAGGCTTGGCGCTCATATCCCCGTTCTTATAGCAAGCCAACCGGGAACGGGATATGTAGACGGTTCGGGGGGGGGGTGTCTTTGAAAAAGGCCCCCCGCTTTTGCCCCTCCAAGAACTGAACCTTCAGGAACATTGCCACTTTTCCACCGGGGCGAACGCTTTCAAGCGCTCTTTGAACAAATTCAAGCCCCGCTGAATATGGGGGATTGGTGATAATATCGCCTTCAAACCCTTCCAAGGTTTCCTTTAGAAAGTCCAGCGGTTCAGGATCACCAAAGCCCCGGTAAACAAGATCGGTGCTGATCACTTCATAACCGTGAGCCTGAAGAACCTTGGAAATATGACCTTCACCGCAAGCCGGTTCCCAAATCACTGGGGAAAACTGTTCCAGTTCCAACAGCATTTCCACGGCTTTTGGATCGGTGGCGTAGTAGTCAAAGGCTTCCCGTTCTTCAGGCACATGGTTTGAACTCCCAAGGGTGGTGAACACTTTCTTTGAAGCGGCCATCAGGAATCACCACCTTTTTCCGATACAAAAACCCGGCATTTTCCAAGGCGGCTGATCCACTTATCAACCACCATGAATCCACAGCGTTTGGTGATTTGGCGGGAAAACTCAATGTTGGAAAGTGCCTGAAAATTATTTGCAATACAGTATTCTTTGTACTTCCGGTAAACCGTTTTTGTCAGTTCATTTTCAATTCCATCCAGCCCGATTTCCTGAATAAAACCAATGATGGGGTTGTTGTTTTGCTCGTATTCGTCAAGCTGTCCCTGAACCCGGCTGGAAGTGGTGAATTGTGCATTCATCAGAACACGCTTCAGGGCATTCAAGCCCAACTGGATCAGATATTCCATTGAACTTTGTTCACACAGTTCATCTTTAATGAATGGGCGGAAATCTGCATCATTGGGGGTAAACTTGGCATCAAAGGGAACAATCACCAAGCGTCTTTGAACGGCTCCGGTCTTATCCTTCATGCGGGGGATCACATTAGCACTAAACAGGAACTTGGAATAATTATTGAATTCAAAGGGATCTTGGCCCTTCCGCTCCACATTCACCCGTTCGCCTGTTACCAGTTTGCGGAATACAGACGCATTGGCAATAAATTCATCCCCAATATCATCACCAATGTTCGCCAGCTTTCCGAACAGTTCAGCGGTTTTGAACCTGTCCCCAAGTTCTTTCAGGTCAAGGGAAGCAATATTCTTATCCCCCAACATATTTTTGACCACATGAAGGAAGGTGGATTTGCCGTTGCTCTTATCGCCAATCAGAATGAAGGCTTTGCCAAGTTCATTGCGCCGGTAAAGACAATACCCAACCATTTCTTCCAGCAAAGCCCGGACTTCAGGATCATTGCAAGCCAGCCGGTTTAATGTATAGTCCAAAAGGTCATTGTGGGCGGCGGGGTTGTAGGGCCACGGAATTTTATTGGTAATCACAATTTCCGGGGTAAAGTCCATGAAAGAACCATCCCGGATATTGTAAAGGCCATTGCTGAAGGCAATGATATTAGGGTTGGTGGCTCTGGTTTCTCCCTCGGTCTGAAACATTACTTCCAGATAAGCTAAAACCTCTGACCGGTGCGCCCGTTTTAGGTTTGGGATATGCTTGATCATTTGCGCTTCAATTTCCATAGCGCCCGGAACATAAATGCCATCCCGGTAAATGTGAAGCTGGTTATTGATTTTCACAATATGGTTGTTATTCTTCAGGTAAACCGCAAACTTATCAAACAGAAATGTTTTATCCTTGAAGAAGATAGGCTTTTTGAAGGCATCATCCCGAAGGATTGTTTCAAGTTCCCGGTCAGAAAGAGGATCTTCCAGCACATACCGGTTGATCATGCGGATAGTTTCACGGGCTTCTTCCTTGGTGAAGTCCTCGCTTTGAAGGGTTAGAATGTAGTTGAACAGGGCTTGGTTCCGTCCGTCCCCGGCTCTCATATCCAAGAACTTCATGTTGGTTTTTACCGGGGTCAACCATTTGGGAAGGTCTTGAATTTCATCTTCCGGGCAATCCTGAATGATTTCCCGATCAACCCCATTGAAGCGCATAATGGCATAGCTGTTGTTCCGCCCAACCTTGGAATCTGTTTCAATACCAAGCGCCAAGGTCTGTTTTGTCCAGCTTTTTTCCACATACCCTTCAGGGTTTCGGAAATAGAAGTGTTTGCCCCGTGTGGTGGAATACACCCGGCATTTCAGGTCCAAATCCTGAACAATCTGGAAAAGAAGATCACTGGTTTCCGTATCATCCACATCAATTAGAATCGTTTCTTCTCCAAGAATGGCGGCGTATTCGTCAAGGTCTTGAACTTCTTCAAGGGTGTTCAGTCGTTTTCTTCCCTTGAACTTTTCAAGGCATTGTTTATCTTTTGTCGGGACATATCCCCTGAATAGTTGCATGGTTCAAATCCCCCCCCCTTCCCGGTCAACTCCATAATCTTTTAGGCGCTTCCACGCCAAATCAATATAATATTGTCTGTCCAGTTCATCAGGAACGGGAAGATTTGTCACATCATCATTGATAATGAAGCAATGTTCCGGGGTGTTCCCGAATTTTTCAGGGTTTTTCTTGCGTCCCTTTACCACTTTACCGGACACTTTGAACAATCCGCCCTTGCTCCGGTCAGTTGAAGCGAACACACGGAATGTTTTATCAGTTTGAACTTCACCGCCGCTGAACCTTTTCACATTTTTTGAACGGCCTTTTTCGTCCCTGATTTTCTCCATAGTGATAACAGGGGAGTAAAGCGCACATTCATATTTGCTGGAAACTTTTACAACCTTTTGGAAATCCCGCAAATCTCCACACCCCATAATGGTTTCCTCTGGTGTGGTTTTGTGGGAAAAGTATTCACTAATGGCCCGGTTGACAATAGGAAGGTCATAATCCAGATCAGACAGTTTTTTTACATAAGCGCCCTTGGCTTTAACCGCCCCGGTTTCCCGGTCAACCAAAAAATAGTTGTTTACATCTTTCTGATAAATGTCACCCATGAAAGTATCAAAGTCCATCTTCATTCCGGTTCTTTGCTCCCATTCCCAAACCACATCATCAATCTTTTCAAAATCCCGGTCATAATCTGCAAGCTGGACAATGATACCATCCGTGTTGTTCTGAACAAGTTTGCAATAGGGTTCAAGGTGTTCAACCAAATCCAGAAGTAGAAGTTGGCCGTTGATACAAATAGTGTTGTTGCTCATGGGGTCGTAAAGGGCCGATTGTGGTTGCTTCATCTGCCCTGAAATAGCATTGTCCATGATCTTGAATGGCTGACGGGCTTTTTTATCTCCCTTGCGCTTGAATTCAATATTGCTATCATGGATGAACTCAAAGTTTTCAGGATGATCCATTACCCGATACCCAATTTTGAATTGCTTTTGCAAGGATGGGTAATAGGCTGTAACATCAATCACCAAGAAGATCCCGTGGGCGTGATATTTGGGAATAGCGCCATGCCCACCGCCCCAAGCAAAGGTATGTGGAACACCGGCAACGGTTATATTCTCCTGCGCCTTCCCATAATCATGGTTAACGGGATTTTTGTACCAGTCCGCCACAAAACGGTATTTTTTCAACCGTAAGCAATCTAAAATTGGAAAGTCAAATTCATCATCAAAAGATTTTCCCTTCCCATTCCCGCCCAAAATCTCTGCGGCAAGCTGGGCTTTGGTTTTCCCAATAGAATTACTTCCAAGATGAAAGTGATTTACAAAGAACATTGTGGTGTTGAATTCCGCAATATTGCGAACCCATACTTCCACAGTTTCTTCCACATCATGGCGGCAATATTTGACCGTTTCCGCCAGCTCCGCTTCTGTCAAGGGCCGGTCAATATCGAAGGGAACTGTGGTTTCCTTGATAGAATGTCCCATAAAGGCTTCCAGCGCCTTCAGGCTGATAGGCGGATTGGGCATCACATCATAATTGATCAGGGGGAAATTCCTGAACAGACTGGAAAACCGGTAGCCGGGTTTATCATCAAGGATGATCCAGTCATTCACTTTCTTTGGGTTGAACCCGCACAAGATACCTTTCAAAATGAATTGGTCATAGTGGCGGCTGTTGTACCCAGCCCAAATGGTTTCCTTGTGGCTCTCATAGAAGCCCTTTAATTTGTCAGGGTCATTGATGATCACGGTTTCCTGTTTGGCGTTCAAGTCGATCAGGACAACCAGCCAATCATAAGCGACAACCTCACAAT